GTCCCATAATTAGGGAGAGAAACTACCAATTCATCCTCAGATTCTTTAAGTAAAGGTATATTAATTTTAAATTCACCTTTTGAATTAGTGACAGAATTAGAAGTAGAATACATTACTTTAGCCCCTTTAATAGGTTCAGAAGTTTGAGCATCTACTACAATACCATTTAAAGTATATAATTCCATTACTGAGTTTTTACTATATTTGATTTTAAATTATCTAATCTTTTTATAGATGAATCCAAAACATTCTTTGCAGTTGAAGCTGCTAACTGAACAGGGAAATTAGGTACTGGGTTGCCTCCTGGGAAATTTTGAAGGGGTTCTAGGGCAAGAGTCAGGTTTTTTAGGGCTTCTAGAACATCTTTTAGAAGGGATACTGTATCATCTCCCTTTAATACAGGTTGGGTTTTATCTTTAGATCCTAAATATACACTTAGTCCATTTACTACTATATTTTTTCCTGTTAGATTAATTTCCTCAAAACAAGATATACCAATAGATTTTTGAGCACTAAAAAGAATACTATCTTTTTTAGAATTAATTATTATTCTATCTGAGTTTAGAATGATTTGAGGAGAAATGAATTCTGAAGGTAATATTGGGGGATTAATCCATTTATCTGATTTAAATTCTTCTCTAGCTAACCCTATTGGAATTTTTTGGTTAGATGTCATATAAATAGAAGATAAATCTTGGTTTACATCTTCTGATATGGGAATCCATCCTTCACTTGGGGAATTTTCTGGTTGGCCGTTTCTTAAAATAGTAATTGGGTTCCCATTCTCTCCAAAAGTAGACCAATTATTAATAAATAAGCCTTGGGTTTTAGATGTACTTCCAAATCTTAAACTTTGCCCAAATCGACCTTCATAAGTAATATCCCCAGCAAATTGATTTAAAGGATGAATGTTTGATTTTTCAATAAAAGTGGCTTGACTAGGGTTAATTATAGAATTTAATGGTATTTCAGTTGGTTCTGATGGTGGGAGTAAATATGCTCCATTTTCTATTTGAGTGTAATCAAGTTTTTGGGAATCTGAATTAGTGTTAAGAGTAGGAGAAGGGTATGGGCTAGCATTAGGGGCTAAACCTCCATATGGGGATATAGGTTGAGGGTCATATACCCATTTTCCTCCTGGGAAGTTAGGGGATATTATTTTATATACATAAACATACTCATTTACTAATGGGAATTGTTTATGGTTAGAATTAGCCGGGGAAGCTGTAAAAACTTTTTGGGAAATTGTTGAATTAGGAGATACAGCATCTGCAACTATTAACCCAAGTGAAGTATACCCCCCATACTCTGGGTGGTTTTCATTTAGTATTATGTCTGTAACTCGGCATAGAATCGGGTTTCCTCCAGGGGCAAATTTTTTTCCTGGGGTTGGTGGGAGGTCACCCATTGCCCTTTTGGTCATACCTGGGAATCCAAATTTATGTGAACCCATTATTTTTTAGGATTGAAATTTTTAACTTCAGCTAATAGTTGGGCTTTTTCTTCTTCAGTCATACCAAAATTACTATCATCAGATGATTCTGAGTTTAGGGCTCTTTGTACTATGGTTGCCATTTTAATTAAAGCCTCATCATTTTTAATAGCTAAATCCATATATTCTTTAATTAATGGGACTATTAAAGTAGCATCACCAATATCATTAATTAATGGTTTAAGCTCATTTATAAGAGCAGAAATTTGCTCTTCTTTTCTTTTTTGGTTATTATAGATTTCTTGGAAAAGATCAGAAAGCTTTTTCTTCCCGAATATGTTTTTATCTAGACTACTCATAAATATATTTTATTATAAATATTCTACGGTGCAATCTTCAAAATCTAAATAATCATTTTCTAAATAAAATATATAATTTTTCTTGAATATGCCCTCTAATATATTTGCTATTTTAGTAATCTTTGGAGTTTTTACATCTATTATTTCATGTATATAAATGTAAAGAGCTTTTTTATTAAAAACATCTATCCCATCTCTTTTCCTAAATAATTCTAATATAGCATCAGCTATTTGAGCATCATTACCTTTTGGAAAAATAAAAAATATATTATCAGAAATAAATTCAACATATCGATCCATAAAAAAAGAAAGTTTATCATTAGTTGGACTTCCTTCTATAGTATATGAGTGGTTTTCATCTTTTGAAAGCTCATCTATTGGTGATTTTTGGATTTTTTTCTTATAATTCTTATCATTATATAAGATTAACCATCGTTTTACAATAGTACCAAAATAAGAATAAGCTTTAGCCCCATTATGCGGATTAAAAAGATGGATTTTAGAGAGTAAGAAAATAATAATTTCATGTTGAAGATGTTCTAAATCCTCTACTTCAGTATGATAAAATTTAAATGTATGGATTATATTTTGAGTTAATTTGAAAAAAGCATAATGTATTTCTCCTTCATATATCTTATTTTTCTCTATCACATCAGAAGTGCTATTGTATCTAACAATAGCATCTTCTGTTTCTTTAGTAAAATACCTTCTTTTTTCCCTTCGTTTTCTCATTATTCTCTTATTCGAACTACTTTAAATTCATTCAATATATCTTGTATTTGTTGTATTGATTTAAAGAAAAAACCTATCTCATCATCAGATTTAAAAGTTCCTTTATTATCTATTTCTTTAAGTTTTTTATCTGATGCTTCTATTACTCTAGAGAGTTTATCTAAATAAGTAAGATATTCCATCAAAACATCTTCGGCTTTTTCTTGCTTTTTCATGAGATTAAAAGTTGTAAAACCTAAAATCACTACTAATACCGATAAAATACATATTATAACTATTAATACCATTATAAATTATTTAATATATTTTTTAAACTATCACTTTTAATTGAGCCTAATGCTTTAGATTTTATTGGAGTCTTTTTTGAAGCATCAGATTTGTCTCCTAATGTAAAATTTTCTTTTTTAATACCCACAGATTTTTTACCTTCTTTTAATTTAGGTAACCACTCACGCTCAAACTCAATCCTAGTAGCCATTAAATCTGCCTGATGTAGTATATAAGGTAAAGATGTTCTTGGTTTTTGTCCTGGAATGAATCCTGTTAAGTATTTTTTATTTGCTTCATCATATAAACCATCATGTGTCTGAATAGCAATCATTTCATTGAATGTATATTGTATCCCATGGGATTGGAGTAAAAATAATCCTCTGTCTGGGACCGAAGCAAATGGGATTTTTTCATTAAACATATAATCTTCTCCTAATTTATCTTTACGCCACTGGTCAGTCTGAGGGATATATGATTCTTCATCTTCAGATCCCATTTTACCCAAATCATGGTTTAGGGCTGAAAATACTAATTCTTCAATAGTAAAAGTAGACATATCACAACCCTCTTCTTCCCATAGTTTAGCTTGTCTTAAGGCACATCGAATAACACGTAATATATGTTCTACATACCCTCCAGGGAAAGCATTGTGATATTCTTTTTTATACGCAGCAGGCATTAACATCAAACGTTCAGAATACTGTTCATAAAAATCTAATAATTTTTCTTTACGCGGGGATGAAATATATTCATTAATATACTCTATTAATTCATTCCAATTCTGTTGGATTTGCTCAGCAGTAAGATTCATAACTTATTTATTTTAAATTAATTTTCGCGCTCAATAATATTTTGAAGATCATCTAATAACTCATGGAATTGTTTAGTGGCTATAGATATTTCTTCTTTTGTCCCTATATTGATAATTTGTTTTAAAGTCCTAAAACGTGCTTGTAAGGATTGTATCCTCCTCAATGCTAATTCTTTATTTCTCATATATTTAATTTATTATAATAGAGATAACCATTACCCCTTTATTACTAATTGTTTTTCTTTATGTTCTACTAATTGTTTTCTTTTATACCCGTATAATCAATATATGTAATCTATCTCCCAACAGCCAAACAATTTTCAATAAAATTTTGAATTCTTTTTAAAACTGCGCACTTTTCATATTCTTCACACTCTTCAAAATAATGAATAGATAATTTAACAGCTGTCAATAAACTTTCACTAGATGCTATTTTTAAATCATAAACCCATTGTTCATCATCCCAATCTAATTGGCTAATCCAAAACCATGCTCTATTATACATCATGAATTCCCCAGCTAAATCAATTTGGGATACATCTAAATCCTCATCAGCTTTACTAAAGAAATTAACTATAGATTTTTTAAATATTAAACCATTAATAATAAGTCTCTCAAAAATTTTAATTTTATATATAGGACTTTCTTTAAAACTTTCTAAACTCCCATGAAAATCACCATCCTCAGAGGTGGGGCTAAAAAAACTAAAAAATTTATTTAAATCCATTATATTAAGATTAATTTAAAGAGTTTAATCTAAACTCCACTTCGTTGATTTTACGCTCTATATCAAGAATATTATTATTTAAATTCTCATATAACCTAATAGGATTTATAAAATTAGGATTTGATGGGTGATAAGCCCATACTTCATCCCTAATACTAACTAAAGCGAACAAATGATTACGTAGATCGGTTAATTCATGTTCTAATTTTTCTATTTCACCCATAAGGCACCACCATATTACCACCCCATCCTAATATCCGTATATACAATTATTATGAGGTAAATTACATTAATACATATCAAAGGTATCTTTGTCCTAATAATGTAATGGCATCTCTTGCCTCATCCACGGATATTTGAAAAAACTCTCTATCGTTATTTACCCTATAATCCTTTAAATACTTGTGAAGCTCAATCTCAAGTGCGTGAGCATTAAAACATTTAAACGCATATACAACACTAAATTTAAGAGGCACGCCAGTTGATCGAGAAATCTGCTCAGCGCGTTTATCCGGCGTTTTATCAGTGAATCCTATTTTAACCAAATTAGGCATTGTCCTATTAGTTAAAACATATATCCATGAATCACCCTCACCTTCTCTATTATTATATAAATTTTTCTTCCTGGCTGTATAGTAAGTAACTATGCTCCATTCAGGGTCATTTTCATCAGGTGTAAGTGTAAAGAATACTGGCTCTGATCCTGTAAAGTCTTCAATTACTGGGATATAATTGTGGGCTTCGGATTCACTAATGCGTTTCATAGTTACTTTTTAAACATGTATCCTATTATTATAGCTACGAATGCTATTAATGCTATTGTTCCTACGAATATAAGTGGAATCCATAACGGGCTTGTTACCCACCACCATGACCACTTTGCTACAGGTCCTACTTCTGCTAGTTTAAGTGTTAGGAATATTAGGAATAATATTGTTCCTAGGCCTAACCCGCCTGTTGCTGTTGTTTTATCGCTCATATTTTGTTTATTTATTGGTTGATGTTATGTTTTCTGTCGTAGCTTTCTTTAAAGCCATCTTCAAAAATATATCTTTGGAGATCAAACATAGCTTCTTTCATCCAAAGAGCATCAAGTTGGATATATGTTAGGTGTCCTACCATGAAAACAAAAATTAAAGCTATTAGTGGGAGAATCCCAATAATTGATAGTATAAGAATTGTTAGTGTAAGAATAACCCCTAAAGTAACCATAATTTTCCCGTTTCTGATTTCTTTACGTGCTTGGGTAAGAATCTGGTTGTTTTTTTCTTGATTTTTCATGACCTTTATTTTTTAATTATTAATTTCTTTAAATATACGTCCCCTATCTTGTATATACAAATATATTTGATCAAGAGGTAAAAAATTTTTAAAGATCTCTTTTTGTGGGTTTTTGGGTTTTACCCATTTTTGCGATTTCGAAATCATGGAATATATTCTTTGGGTAGTATATAATTATATATTTGTCGATGGGGGAAGGTTATTTTCGAGTTATAAATACATCACATTTCTTCCCGTGTACCTATACCCCGTACATTGACAGTAACGCGTACGGGGGAGATACGTACCTAGTACATACCATATATATACCATATACCATATGCGGCTAGACTACGGAAGTGGGCCCTTACGGACCCACCTTTATTAGAAGTGAAATTTTATCATCCACATTCACAGAACGTATTTGAACACCCTGAACAAATAACGCTCTCACGATCATCCAACCCTTCATACTCCAGTTTCTCGGACGACTCAATTGCTACGATAATGTCGTGTTTCAATACTGCCGCATCCAAAATTGTCAATTGGCTCGTATCATAACCTAACGCCCACAACATATCCA